GCCTATCAGGCCAGCCGTGCATTAGCCGGTTTGACTCGTGAGCGGACAAATGTCGAAGGCAACCAGGTGAAGTTCCCTAAGATTGGGAAAGGCACAGCAACAGTTCGCGTACCACAGACAGACGTAACCCCATTAAATGTCAGCTACTCACAAGTAACTGCATCAATGAGCGATTACATTGCAGCTGAGTACAGCGACATCTTTAACCAGCAGAAGGTAAACTTTGACGAGCGCCGTGAGCTTGTTCAGGTTGTGGGTAACGCAATCGGACGCCGCATGGATCAGCTGGTCATTGACGCGCTGAACGCTTCCTCAACATCGCTGACTGTTGCCACAACAATCGGTGGCGCTGGTACAAACATGAACATCGAGAAGCTGATTGAAACCAAGAAGCTGATGGATGCCAACAACGTACCATCCGAAGGTCGTACCATGATCATCCACGCCAACAACTTGGCTGGTATGCTGGGCGAGACTGAAATCACAAGCGCAGACTTTGCAACTGTAAAGGCTCTGGTTTCTGGTGAGGTCGATACCTTCATGGGTTTCAAGTTCGTAACCCTCGGCGACCGTGACGAAGGTGGCTTGCCAATCCCATCAACCCGTACTTGCTTCGCATTCCACCGTGATGCAATCGGCATGGGCATCGGCATGAACCAGCGTAGTGAAATCAACTATGTACCTGAAAAGACATCGTTCCTCGTTTCCTCAATGTTCTCCGCTGGCGCGGTTGCCATTGATGACGAAGGCATTGTCAAAATCAGCTGCACTGAATAAGGAGACTTAAGACATGGCTTATTCATCTACAGGCTGGAACGTAATCGGTGCGGCAAAGAAGGGCAACGCTCCTTCTCTGTACACCTACACATCAGCAGACGCGATTGCAGACGTGAACACATCAGGTTATTTCAACGACCTGTCTGACACACTGGCAGTCGGCGACATCATCTTTGTGCATGACAGCGCAACCCCAACAATGTCAATTGTTGTGGTTCTGTCAAATGCATCAGGCGTTGTCGATGTGTCTGACGGCCAAGCAATTACAGTTGCTGATGCCGACTAATCCATTTGGCCGGGGCGGTGTATGCCGCCCCAGCCTTTTTCTTTGGAGATTTTAGATGGCTGCTGGCGATACAAAACTGTCTATCTGTTCTGATGCGCTCATTATGTTGGGCGCTAATCCTTTATCTAGCTTCACCGTTGGAACAGATGATGCGCAAGTGGCTGACCGGCTATATGACGATGTACGCGATACCCTGCTTATGCAGTACCCTTACAGCTGGTCGATTAAAAAAGTTAAGCTGGCACAGCTGGCGCAAACCCCTATCAACGAATGGAAATATATTTACCAGCTGCCCGGCAATCTGCTTGGCAACCCGAAAGCTGTGTTTAACGTAAACTCTGTGGGCGCTACGCCACAGCGCGACTTCGAGATTTACGGCGATGGCTTGAACACAAATTACGAAAATGTCTGGATTGATTATCAGTATCGCCCAGAGCCGTTTGAGTTTCCGCCGTACTTTGTGCGCCTGTTAAAGACTGCGCTTGCCGCAGAATTCGCAGAGCCGGTGACAGACCAGATCACAAAGGCCGACTATTTCCACAACCGCGCCTATGGCGCACCATCAGAAAATATGCGCGGCGGTTTGGTGCGTGTTGCTATTAACATTGACGGCGCTGACAGACCAGCGCAACAGATACAAGAGTTCCCTATTTCCGATATAAGGTTCTAACATGAGCCGGATTATACAGATACAGAATGACTTTACGTCTGGCGAGATTGACCCGAAGCTACGCGCCCGGACGGACATCAGCCAGTACAAGTCAGCACTGACCACAGCGCAGAACGTATCTATCCAGCCCCAAGGCGGTGCTGTGCGCCGTGACGGCACGAAGTTTATCCATGAATTAGACAGCGGCGCTGCCAATGCTGTGCGCATGGTTGGCTTTGAGTTTAGCGTTAGCGACAGCTATATGCTGGTGTTTACGCCCGGCAAGATGTACGTCTATAAAGACCGGGTTCTGGTGACCAACATCAACGGGTCAGGCAATGACTATCTGGCCGTGTCTAGCATTACAGCGGCGGTCATCCCGGAAATGAATTGGGTGCAGTCAGCGGACACTGTGATTGTTGTGCATGAGGACTTAGAGCCGGTGCGCATTCTGCGCGGTGCGACTGACAGCGATTGGACGGCCAGCACTGTTGCGTTTGACCACATCCCCAAATATGCGTTTACGCTAAACATTGATAGCCCTCAATACACCATCACGCCAAGCGCAACTTCTGGCAACATCACCATCACCGCGTCATCTGTTACATCTGACAACGGCACAGCACAGGCCGGGTCGTCAAACACAATTACGTTAAAGGCTGCGACCAGCTACACATCAGACGACCAGTGCAATGGGCTGTCCATTCACCTAACAGGCGGCACTGGTTCTGGGCAGCATCGCCATATATCTGACTATGATGCCACCACAAAGATTGCCACTGTTTACCCGGCATGGACTACTGCACCCGACAACACCACACAATACGAAGTTAAGGCGTTTGGTGCTGATAGTGTGGACGAATACTTTGAGGCCACGAACGGCTTTGGGCGCGCGCGCATCACGCAGTACGTTAGTGACACATCGGTAAAGGCTTATGTCGAGATACCGTTTTTTGACACAAGCGCCATTCCATCCGGCGATTGGGAGCTTCACTATGGCTACGAGGACACATGGTCAGACGATAGAGGCTGGCCGCGCAGTGTAGTATTCCATGAAGGCCGGTTATACTTTGGCGGCTCAAGGCAACGCCCATCGACCATCTGGGGTAGCCGGGTCGCAGACTTTTTTAACTTCGACCCCGGCGAGGGGTTGGACGATGCGGCTGTTGAGGCCAGCCTGGACACCGGCACATTCAACGCGATTGTCGATATGTATGCCGGGCGCAACTTGCAGATATTCACAACAGGCGGCGAGTTTTACGTGCCGCAAGCTCTGGACGACCCAATCACCCCGGCCAATCTTATTGTGAAGGCGCAGACCAGCTTTGGCATGAAGCCGGGCTTGCGTGTGCAAAACGTGGATGGTGCAACGCTGTTCATCCAGCGACAGGGCAAGGCGATACAAGAGTTTATCTTTAGCGACACAGTGAACGCCTACACATCCGACAAGATATCGCTGCTGTCATCGCATCTGTTAAAGTCGCCAGAGGAAATGGCGGTGCGTGTTGCGACATCTACAGATGAAGGCGACCGGCTGATGCTGGTGAATGGCGATGATGGGTCGATTGCTTGCTATACGTTACTGCGTAGCCAGAACGTGATTGCGCCATCCGAATGGACAACAGAGGGCGAGTTTATCAGCATCGGCGTGGATGTCGATGACATCTATGTGGTGGTAAAGCGCAACGTGAACAGCGCTGATGCTTACTATGTTGAGGTGTTTGACCCGGACACATTGCTGGACAGCGCCAAGACAGGCGGCGCGGCAGCGTCTGTGAATATGCCGCACCTAGAGGCTGAGACTGTCCAGATCATACGCGATGGCATTGTTGAACCAACCCAAGTGGTAGGCGCATCGCCATCGACTGTGACATTCGTATCGGCGGCAACGTCCAGCTATCAGGTGGGGCTAAACTTTACCCCGGTGATTAAGACACTGCCGGTTGAGCCTAATCTGCCTAGTGGTTCGCTCAAAGGATTTAAGAAGCGCATCTTCGAGGTAAACGCAGAATTGTTTGAAACGCAGTCGCTGTTAATTAACGGCGGACTGATACCATTTCGCAGTTTTGGCACAAGTGTGTTAAACTCAGCAGTACAAGAGTTCACCGGCATCAAGACCATCAACAGTATGCTAGGCTATAGCTACGATGGTCAGATAACAATAACCCAAGATGTACCGCTGAAAATGTCGGTTCTGGGTATCGAATACAAAGTGAGCGTAGGGCAGTAATATGGCACACGTAGCAGTACCAGTAGCATTAGCCGCCGCAAGCGGAATGGCCGGGATACAGGGCGCTAAAGCAGAAGCGCGTGGGTTGGGTGCGCAAGCAACTCAGACACGTATGCAAGCGCGCTCAGAGGCGCTTAAATACAAGCAACAGGGCGTGGCTGTGTTAGACAATATGCTTCGCACTATGGCGACACAGAGAGCCGCAGCTGGCGCTGGTAGCATTGATGCGTTTACCGGGAGCGCCGCTGCCATGAGGTTGGCGGCTATGAAGGGTGGCGCTGGTGAATACTATAGCACACGCGAAGGGCAGACTATTGTAACCCGGCAGGGTGAGTTACAAGCGATTGAATATGAGCGTCAGGCAAGGGCAGTTATCGGCGCGGCACGCAACCAAGCT